TCGAGAGGCTTTTATTGATGCTGGGATTATTTCTTATGATAATTGCGAAGCTAAATTATTTGTTGATTACGTGAAATTGCTTCTTGGAAAAATGTTTGATGATGGCTTCAAAGCACCGGAGGGCGAGTAGATGATTTCAATACCTAAAGGGTTATTTATTCTTGTGTTGGCGATTGGCTGCTACTTTGCAGGTTGGAAGACAGTAACTTGGATGATTGATAGTAGCCGTCATCGAGACTACCATTGCCAGCCAATAACAGATCACAAAACACTAGAAGAGGCTAAGGCCAGAATTGAACAGTATCAAGCAATGGTAAGGGGTTAGGTGATGGATAAGGTAGACTGGGGGAAATAGTGATATAATTATTTAGTGCCTAGGTTTAGCGGCTGAACGTGGACTTCAATCACCCACTGGCACTATATATCAGATTGATAACCGATAATTGTGAGGTTTATATGAATAATTTCGATGGTTCCAAAAGTGGGAATGTGTGGCTAAGGAAGCATGGGCACTGCCCCGTGTCTGGATCAAGCCCTACCTACATAACATGGGTTGCCATGAGGTATAGGTGTAGAACTCCGGGCAATAGATATCACGATTTAGGGATAAGGGTTTGTAAAAAGTGGAATGAAAGCTTTGAGGGGTTTTTGGAAGATATGGGAGTTAGACCAGAAAGCTGTACTATTGATAGGATCGACCCATATAAGGGATACTATTTGGAAAATTGCAGATGGGCCTCCAGTAAGCTTCAGGCAGAAAATAGAGTAACAACAAAGCCAGTTATGTTTTTTGGCGTCCCTATGCTTCTAACAGATATAGCAAAGCAGTTTGGAGTCCCTCAAACTACGATTTACAGAAGGAATAAGCAGGGTTATGTAGATCAAGATTTAATAGACAGGCCAAACAAGAATAGACTAAGGGTTGGTGAAAAATGCCCGTCGTCAAAGCTAAAGTCGGGCGATATTATTAAAATTAGAGAGATGTATTCTAGTGGTATTGAGCAGATGGATATATCGTTGATGTTTAATATTAGTCAGTCTCATATTTCAAACATAGTTAATAGAAAGGTATGGAGGCATGTTTAAAATGCTTGGCGAGTTAGAAAGCAATAAATCAAAATATCATCGAGAAATTAAAAAAGGCGTGATGGTTGATGTGTATGATGTATTAAACGCTTTCGAGGTGATTAATCCAGCTATGCAACACGCACTAAAGAAGATGTTGGCACCAGGCAAGAGGGGCGCTAAAGATACGATTCAAGACATGAAAGAAGCAATCCAATCAATTGAGCGAGCTATAGAATTGGAGGGTGACAAATGAAATACTTGCTACTAATACTGATTAGCTTTAGTGCTATGGCTGACTTAGATAATGAGATTAAACTAGGCGAGGCATTGGCTGAATCTAATATTGTTATTGAGCAACTAGTAAAGCAGAATGAGCAGTTGATGGCTCTAAGTGAGTCTCAAGGCAAGCAGTTGAAGGGGTGGAAAGGTTACATTCACCTGATAACTAAAGACTGTGTTGCAGGCAAGGGTTTTGCTGGCATGGATGAGCAGGGAAATAAGTATCGTTTTAATTGTGGGGCGATGAAATGAATGATGTAGAATTCAAGAGGCATTTATTCCTAGCCAATAAAAATGAACTAGTAGAAGAGTCATTTAGTTCTAATCACTTTAATTTATGCCCAATTAATAGCCTTATTAATATGTGTAAAAATAGGAATGACAGGTCGCCAATAATGGATAGTGAAGATTATTCTAAGCTGGAGTCGGCGCATGTTGTTTTATTCTCTGGAATGAGCGAAGAGTTGATTACGGAGCTTAGAAGGTGCTGCGATTCTGTGTGTTGGATGATTGAACAGACATTTTCGCATGAGTTGAAAGTTGGCAATATATGGAATCTATGGGGTCTAATGAAATGAAAGCTAGATATATCGACTTAATCATACTTGGAGTGGTTACTACCCACCTCTTTATTTACCTGTTCAATCAAGCCCTTTAATTAGGGCTTTTTTACGTTTGGGGTAAATGTGTTAGAATGGAGTAAATTAATAGTCAATACTGGCAGGGCTGGTATATAGAACGGGGTTCGGATGACTAAGCTTACAGGCAAGCAAGATGCCTTTGTTAAGGAGTATATCCTAAATGGAGGGAACGCTACTCAGGCGGCCATTAAGGCGGGTTATAGCGAGAATACAGCAGTAAAGACAGGTAGTGAAAACCTGACAAAACCAGATATTAAGACTGCTATAGAAAATCATAGAAAGTCGCTAGAAAAAGAGTATATCTGGAATAAAGAGAAGAAATTAGAGTTGTTGCAAAAGATAGCCACAAATGGCGTTCGTGATGTCGCAGACAAGGACGGCAATATGAAGATGGAAAACCCCTCTGCTAGTGTTGCTGCAATTAAAGAGCATAATCTAATGCAGGGCGATAACGCGCCAATAGTTGAAGACACTAAAGGGCAAGCTTTGAGCATATCGTTTGATGTTCGCGAGTCAGTTGGCGAAGTAAAAGTAACCAATGCTAAGTCTTAGCAACCCTCAGTCAATATTCCTTAATGGCCTTAATACTAAATACAGGGCTTATGTGGGTGGCTTTGGCAGTGGCAAAACTTTTGTTGGTTGCCTTGATCTACTGATATTCTTCAGTAAGCACCCAGGTACTGTTCAAGGTTACTTCGGCCCTACCTACCCAGCTATTAGGGATATTTTCTTCCCTACTTTTGCAGAAGCTGCTGAGCTAATGGGCTTTACTGTTGATACCAAGGAATCAAATAAAGAGGTTCATGTTTACCGTGATGGCAAGTTCTACGGAACGGTTATTTGTCGCTCAATGGATAACCCCACCTCAATAGTAGGCTTTAAAATATCTAGGGCGCTAGTAGATGAAATAGATGTACTAAAGGCAAAGAAAGCTGATGATGCGTGGAATAAGATTATTGCGCGGATGCGATTAGTAATACCTGGTGTAGAGAACTCTATCGGGGTTACTACTACTCCAGAGGGGTTTAAATTCGTTTACAATAAGTTCGCTAACAATCCATCACCGTCCTATTCAATGGTGCAGGCTTCAACGTATGAGAATGCAGATTACTTGCCGCCTGATTATATTGATACGCTTATGGAGACCTATCCAGAGCAACTAATTACAGCATATCTTAACGGGGATTTTGTAAACCTTACGTCTGGCACAGTTTACCGCTCTTACAATCGAATAGCGCACAGAAGCCGCGAAACAGTCAAAGACAAAGAACCTGTATTTATCGGCATGGATTTTAACATTGATAAGATGGCTGCCACTGTTTACGTGCTTAGGGATAAAGCCTTTCATGCGGTCGATCAGATTAAAGATGGATACAATACACCAGAGGTGGCCGACATAATAAAGCGCAGATATAAGGATAAAGGTCACAAGGTTATTATTTATCCTGATAGCTCAGGTAAGAATAGGACCCGCATGGGTGGTGCTAGTGAATCCGACATAGCAATACTCAAGGCAGCGCCTTATAACTACACCTGCAAATTTAAGCCAACTAACCCACCAGTTAAAGATCGTATCAATGCGACTAATGCAGCGTTCGAGAATGGCCAGCTGTTTGTGAATGATGAGCTATGCCCTGATGTTGCCGCATGTTATGAGCAGCAGGTTTATGCTGAGAATGGAGAGCCTGACAAGAGCGCGGGTAATGACCACCAGAATGACGCCTCAACCTATCCGATAGCTTATGAGCTGCCTATCAGAAAACCAGCAACATCTATCAAAATGGGCTTTGTATGATTACAATGCTAGAATTACAGAAAATTACGAGGTTTAAATAATGGCTGACGTTAAATACCAGCATCCAGAATATCAGGAAGCTTTGCCACGCTGGACTATGACGCGTTTGGCTGCTACTCCTAATGGCATTAAAAAGGCAGGTGAGAAGTACTTGCCTAAAGGTGCTGACAAAGACGCGGATAAGTACAATACCTATAAGCAGAGAGCTCTGTATCTTGGCGTGACTGGTAGAACTAAATCGGCATTAACCGGCGCAGTATTCCGTAAAGAGCCATCTTTTAGCGAAGACCTGCCAGAATCACTTTCATTTGTTGAGAGTGATTTAGATGGTGAAGGCATGGGAATTGACCAAGTAGCCAAGCGCATGGTATCTGAGATTCAGGTAACTGGCCGCAATGGTATTCTGGTTGACTTCCCTAGTGTTCCAGAAGGGGCAAGCCGTGAGGATGAGCAACGAATGGGTGTAAAGCCTTACGCTGCTTCATACGCGGCTGAGGCTATTATTAACTGGGAAACGACAAAAGAGAACGGCACTAATAAGCTATCTATGGTTGTGTTGTGTGAGAAGTCGTACAAAGCTAGAGATGGTGATATATTCTCGCGTGAAGAGGTTATTCAATACCGAGCACTACTGCTGATTGATGGCTTGTATGAAAATCGTCTATATAATGACTCTGGCGAAATTATTGAAACATTTGAACCTAGACTGAACGGCCAAAGAATGGATTATATTCCCTTCTTCTTTACTGGCTCAGAAGATAACAAGCCGTGCGTTGATGATATTCCGCTAGAGTCGATAGCGGAGATTAACGTAGGCCACTATCGCAACAGTGCAGACTTTGAGAAAAATCTTTATATTCATTCGGGTGGCACGCTTGGCATTACTACCTCTATGGACACTGATACTTGGAAACAAATGAACCCTAATGGTGTGTTAGTTGGTGCCGACCAGGGCGTTTTCCTTGGTGACAGTGGCTCAATGGATTTACTGCAACTAGAACCAGCCCAAGCAACTTCTGAGGCTATGAAGGCTAAAGAAGATCAGATGGTTAGTATTGGCGCTCGATTGATCACTACCAACGCAATTAATGAAACAGCAGAGGCGGCACGAATAGCGGCCAGCTCTGAAACTTCAGTACTGTCAACCATCGTCGGCAATGTAGAAGATACACTTAATGCTGTGGTTAGCCTTATGGCTGAGTTTGTTGGTGCAGAAGCTCCTAAATACGTTATGAATCGCGACTTCTTCGATACTGTATTGAGCGCTCAAGAGTGGATGGCGGCCAATGTGTCGGCTGACCGTGGCGATATATCGCAATCTGATTTGCGTGGATTGTTGAGAAGGGCTGGTATCTTGGACGCTGACCGATCAGACAAGGATATTGACTCAGAAAACGCGAACAATACTATTCTATGAGCACTACAGGCTATTTAATCGACGCAACCACTAGGCACGCCATATTCGTTGAGCGATACGGTCACGGGCGATATAACGACCTTGAGCCAATCTTGAATGATATGCGTGATAAGCTGGTTGCTCGATTAGCCAAAGAGAACTTAACCAACTTCCAGTTCTTTCGTGCTCAGGAATTGTTAGCTGATATTGACGACATTATGGCTAAGTCATTTCAGCAGTTCGAGCTAGACTTGGGCGGTTACATCAATGAGTTCTCAGAATATGAGGCGGGCTTCAATACTCGAATGCTGCAAGGTGCTATCAAAGTAGATGCTATTGAGCCAGCTATTGAACAGCTTAATGCTGCCTTGAATAATACCGATATGGTTCTAACTCAGCAGAGTGGCGCAGTTGAGCGAATGACGATTAACCAAGCTATTCAACAATTCAGCGGCAAGAAGTCGCAAGAAATACGCTCATTGATTCAGCAGGGTTTTATCGGTGGTGAAACTACGGATGAGATAACACGTAAAGTAACTAGACAGGTAAATGGCAGAACCAAGGCTCAGGCTAGGGCTTTGGTATCGACTACTATTAGCTCTACAAGCAATCAGGCTCATACTGAAACGGCAAAGGCTAACAGTGATGTATTGCGAGGCGAGCAGATAATAGCGACCTTAGACAGCCATACAAGCGATGTTTGCATTAGTGCTGATAAAACTATCTGGCCGGTTAATAATGGGCCTATGCCGCCTTTGCATTTTAATTGCCGGTCGCTTAGGGTGATGCTAGTTGAGCGCAAGTATGAAATACCAGGATTAGAAGGCACAAGAGCCAGCGAGTCCGGCCAAGTATCAGCTAATCTTAGTTATAGGGGTTGGTTGAAATTGCAACCAAAGGAAGTAAGGGAGCGAGTCAATATTAAAAAGACTTACTCCCTTGCAGAGCTTGCGGCATTAGAGCCAGTTACTTTTCTTTAGGTCGATCAATCTTCTCTCTTGCAGACTCAATTGCCGGAGAGCACTCGCGTATTGATGAGGTCAAGAAATCATCTACATTTAGCTCGTCCGACTCATTCAAATAGCGCTCCAAGTCATAAGAATACCGCCTTAAGGCAGTGCTTATTATAGCGACCTCATCATCCGTAAAAGTAAAAGTGTTCATTTCATACTCCCGTACCAGCATGATTTTATTGTTCTATTAAATATAACTTCGTTGGTATCTTCCATTGATTTTATTAGAGAGGTTGAAAGCGATGATATATTACTACTATCTCCTGAGAATATGTATTTAACGCCATTACTCATCCAAAGCACTATGCGGCACTCGACTTCACTATCAGTCATGTCAAAGCTAGATATATATTTTCCGTTTAGTATTATGCCTAAATGCTCAAATACCATTTTCATTCTTCACCCCTCAAGACAGCCAATAGCCGCCCTTTTCGTTTAATTGCCACAATTAGTCCTTTCTTATCATAAAGCAGCTCACCCTCTCGAATGGGTTCTTTGCGAATGTGAAAGGCTGGCTTGTTGTTGCTTGGTTCTATTTCAGTCATTTGTTAAGCCTAATTTATGCAGATTGATTAGTATAATTTATATTATGAATGTCCATTATTCACCAAAACTATTGACCTTGGCCGTTTTTATGTATAATGACTGTAACGGGGCTGGGCCTCACTATCACAGAACTGGGTTCTAATGACTGATAAAACGTACACACAAGAAGAGCTTGACGCTTTGATTGCTGAGAAATTGGCGGCTGAAACGGATGGCTTAAAAAAGAAGAATGAAGAACTGCTAACTGAAAAGAAGCAGGTATCACAAAAGCTTTCAGACTTTGAAATTGCACAAAAGCAAGCAGAGGATGACGGCTTAAAGCAGCGCGAAGAGTTCAAAGAATTATACGAACGCTCGGAAGCTGCAAACAAAGAGTTACGAGAAACGATTATTGCTAAGGATGAAAAAGAGCGCAAAGACGCTTTAACCTTGGCTACAGTAGAGCTTAGCGGCTCACTGACACGCGATACCACGAAAGCCGGATTATTGGCAGAGCAGGCAGCAAAACACGCCTCTTATGTCGATGGTAAAGTGGTTTATGAAATCGGCGGAATTGAGGTCGATGTTGAAAAAGTAAAAGAGCATCTAACTAGCTCCTTCGGGTTCTTGGTAGATGGTAGCGGAAACACTGGAAGCGGGGCTTCTGGTAATCAAGGCGGCGGGGCTGTCACTAAAAAGTTTAACGATTATTCAACAGCAGAATTAAAGTCTATTAAAGACAGTGATCCTGCGCAATATGAAGCCCTGCGGAACACCCGCACTTAAATAAAAGGAAGCCCAAAATGGCTACTACACAACTGACTGATATTATTGATGTCACAATCTTTCAAGATTTACCTGCTGTTAATTCGCCAGAAAAGACAGCTTTCTTCGAGTCTGGTGCGGCGGTTCGCTCACCTATGCTTGATCAGCTAGCGCTTGGTGCTGGTAAGAAAGCTGAATTACCTTACTGGAATGATATTGACGCAGCTATTGAAGCTAACTTGTCTAGTGATGATCCGGCAGCTATTGCAGCAGCTCAGAAGATTACGCAAGGCGAGCAAATCACGCGTAAAGCCTTCTTAAACAAAGGTTTATCAACGTCTGACCTAGCTAGTGAGCTTGCAATGGGTGAAAACGCAATGCAGCACATTCGCAACCGCGTAGATACTTACTGGACACGTCAATGGCAGCGCCGTTTGATTGCATCTTGTGATGGCATCTTAGCCGATAACGTGGCTAACGATGGCGGCGACATGGTTCACGATGTTGCATCCGAATCTATCGCGGGCCAAACTGCTTCTACTAAGTGGTCACGTGGTAACTTTACTAGTGCAGCGTTTACCCTTGGTGATGCGTTTAACAACACTGGTGCGATTGCTGTTCACTCTGCTGTGTATAAGCAGATGGTTGATGGTGATGACATTGATTTCATCCCTGATTCAGAAGGCCGCATGACAATTCCAACCTTTATGGGCAAGCGAATTATTGTCGATGATGGTATGACTGTTACGGCTGGCTCTACTGACGGCTTTAAGTACACCACAGTTCTATTCGGTGAGGGTGCATTTGGTTATGGTAAGGGTATGCCTGACTTCCCTGTTGAAATTCAGCGCGAAGCTAATCAGGGCAATGGTGGCGGTGTTGGCACCTTATGGACTCGAGAGACCTTCTTGCTGCATCCATTAGGTTTCCAGTCTACCGGCACACCTGCTGGCGAGTCATTCAGTATTGCTGAGCTTAAGCTGGCGACCTCTTGGGATCGCATTATTGATCGTAAGCTTATCCCAATGGCTTTCTTGGTAACTAACTAGGCTTAAATAGCTAGTTCAGGCCCTTGGCGATAGTATCAAAAAGGGCTTATTTATAGGTGGATAACAATGTCAGAAAAACTAAATAATGACGGCTTGATTCCTGGTCAAGAAGTCGATTTTGCTACACTAATGCGAATTAACAACAAGCGCAATGAGGCTGCTAAAAATGGAAATAACACTAAACAGCCCAAAGTACGCAGAAGCGCAAAGCCTTCAGTATCAGATGTACAAGAAGCAGGCGGACAGAAAGAAGCGTAAAAACTTCGTACCTGAGCTATTCGAGCGCTACTTCCGCCGCAACGAAGGCACAACAGACTACGCGACTATCCCAGAAGTTACGCTTGCTGGGGATTTTGTGATTGAGTTTGATGTACTATCGGATAACGATGATAACGCCTATATGATACTGGGTAATAATGGTGGTACTCAAAACTGTATATTTATCACCAACAATGATATCTCAGTAAGAGACAATAGCGGATCAACTGTTTTTTCTAATGGTGATTATCTTCAGCCTCTGGAGGTTCACAGCGTAAAAATAACTAAGATTGATGGTGTTGTTGAGATATTTATTGACGGGGTAAGTCGTGGAGGCGGGGCATCAAGCGCATCATATATATTTAATATGCTATACACTAGGCAGGCTGGAGTTTTTATTTTACCAGGCATCCTAGCAAACCTAAAAATCTGGGACAACGGCACACTAATACGCGACTACCCGCTAGATGATAATAGCGACATATTGCGGAATAGGGCGACTGTGTTGGGTGGGGAGCTGTGGAATGGCGTTGACGCTGTAGCGGTTGGTACTGAAGAGGTTGTTGCCACCACTATCGTGGGTGTGGATTACCTTGTGACTGTATCTGGATTGACCTCCGGCGAGGATTTGCGATATGCAGGCGCAGGCTGGCTTCCTCTTCAGGACGGAGTACCTTTTGTCATAACTGCGACTAGTACTGCGTTTATATTGAGGGAATTCTCGGAGAGTCAAAGCGACATCACAATATCAATCCGACGCGCAGACGGTTACGGCACAGTAATAAGCGGTAACGCTGACGATTGGGGGTTATTCCAGCAGCAAGTTACAGGTGAGTGG